CGTATGCAATCAATGCGTCGATGTACTCCTTGTACTTCAGATCCACAGTTTCAATCTTCCAGCGCTCTTCTTCGCCTTGACTGTTTTTAAAGCTTATAGTAGCATAAGCCTTGCCTTGGTTGTCAGCTCCAGACAGATAGCTTGATATTTTCCGGAGTTCTGTCTGAAGAAACTTGATTAATGTCGATTCCCTGAATTCTGTACCAATGTCGATACCATTATACTGCATCAATTTCTCACCATTCTTTTGCAGCTTCTTGTTTTCATCACAAAGTTTGCTGATTTGTGTACGCTTAGATTCAATCCATGCATTAGGAATCACAATATGAATTTTAGCAGCAAGAGAGTTACGGAGAAATGAATTAATGTAATCTGCCGTTTCGTTAGAACCTTTAATATAAGCGCGTGTACCTTGATGAGTCTCATTCACTCCGTAAAAATCATCAACGGATTTTTCCCTATGATGGGAGATTGCCGCATACTTATAATTAGCAACCTCTGCCGGGTTGAATTTGGGATATATCCGGAATGTAGATATCCCATATCCCCAACGTCCTACTGCTATATGTTTGAAATCCTTATAATAAACGACATCAGTAGAAACATCTTTCTTTGTAGTGGCCAAACGGCAATGTTTGTTTTCCATGGCTTCAAGTCCTGCTATGGGAACAGTACCCCTGTCTTTTCCTACCGTAAAACGTATTTTTACGAAAAAATCATAGAAGTAATAGTAATTCTTGATGATTGCTTTAGCAAACTCTTTATGATCGCATTCTATTCCGCGCTGTTTCCAACTGTTGAGCCAATCGGTGATTTCGGGACAATCCACCCATTCTTTCGTCAATTTACCATCAATTATTTTAGGTATATAGACACAAGGGCCATGTCCATACAACATTTTGATTTGCTTACTTATCAATCTTGGCAGCAGACGGTTCTTCTTTATATCTGAAGTAATTTCTTCACACTTCATATTGTTGTATCCACGACTGCACACTTGGAAGCCTTGAATACTTTGCCACCGAGGTTCTGAGATACCGGCATCCGCATGCAGTGGAAAGGCAGGATCCGGTCCAAGCAAAGAGGCTCGTGGAGTGTCTCCAATTTGGAAAGAGATCACATTGTCTTCATCTAAATAGCAACCGTAATTGCCTATCATTTTAAGGTCATTCTTACTCATAACCAGTCTATTTTATGTAATTTAAATCCATCTTGTGGAAAGCCCATATAGCGGATAAGAATACGATAGCACATCTTAGGCTCGCCATTATTGTCGGTAAACAGAAAGAGATTGTCGCTGTCGATGCTGAAACGCTCTTCCGGCAACTGTGTCCTCCATTTGCATCCTTCCTTTATAGTCAATTTAGGTATAGCTACCCCTCTCTGCCTTGAGCATGGGAAGAAAGCAATGGTAAAGTTACCATTTGGTAGCTTAGACATTTCTTTTGCCCATTGCATTGCTTGGATACCACTTAGTTTTATTTCCATGCCCGAAATTATGTTGTTTTTATGCATCGGAAAAGGACGCAAACCTCCGTTATCATATTTCCCGAAAGAGGGAAGAGGTTGCCTTGCATACCCAATTCTCAGCGGTGCGTACAGGTTCGGTCGGTATGGTGAAATAAGGATTTTATTTTCAAAACATTAAATCATTGTTTATTAGTGATTTGAATATCATTTCAATGTCAATCCTTGTCATTATTATACCTCTATCAACTTGTTTTTATGTAAAAACAGAATGTTATATGGATATATTATCCGGTAAATTATCCGGCATTGAGGATAATTCACTTTGAACTTTATTGCCGTACCTGCCAAAAAGCAGGTAAATAAGCGCACTGGGTAGTTGGGTTGTAAGCCCGGCTTGTTGCTTTAATGGTACTTTCTTTTCTGATGTCTTATCAAGCTCTATGCGCCCTTCAGTTTTCTTCAATGGTGAAAGCATAATAGCACTACAAAGGTTCTTACATTCATTCTCATCAATCAAAACTTCGGGTAGAACATTACTTCGCCCGCCGAATATAAGAAGGAGTAATTTGAATTGTTGCCAATAATAGATTGTAGACTGTCCCTCATTCATCAGTTCCACCTCAAAACCATAACTTTCCAATTCCCGTTTTAGCGCACGACTATCAGTCGTTATTTGCTCCAACTCTTCACGACGTTTATTACCTGCCCGGTCCGGATACAAGATAATGCGTTTATTCAAAGCATCTGTACCGAAAAACTCATAGAATTGACGTGCGAGTTCCGGTTGCTCTTCCGGATAACAGCAATAAAACTCCTTAATGATACGGAGCCTACGGCCATATTCTTTTTCCTGACCTACAACCAAGCTGGAGAAGTGACCGGGGTCATACCCAACCAGCAATTCATCGCGTTTATCATAGTGTAATAAATAGCGCGCAGTAAGGATAAAGTGCTCTCGCAAGTCCAACCGCAATATAGACTCATAAATGTAACTATCAGCATACTGATGCTTCTCCCTGTTGTAGTTAGCGAAGAATTTGTTAATGACCTCTTTATGGCGGATGGCGCATATAGAAGTCAAAAACTCATCCATATCCAAAGTTTCAAGCTGTGTCTTGAAAAACTTCGGACCAAGTATATCCTTATTGCAGAAAGAACTTGCACGCACATAGAGAGTAGCGTTCCGTCGCATATCTGCCAGGCGGGGTTGCCAAAGAGCGATAATACGGTTTTGCTTGATGATATCCAAACGAACATGTTCCAAGGTAACAGGGTTGGTTATTTCTCTCTGCGAATTTAATAGCTTGTATTTTTGATAAATAGCTTCATTTACATGAAGTGCCACTGTAGATATTTCTTCCAGGAGTTTACGATCCATGTGACGTTCGTATTCCTCAAACCAATCATCTTCTCCCAAATCAACACGTGCCGTATCAGATACACCTGTAATACCTTGGTAATATGGAGAACGGCGGATTTCGGCACTAGCTCCACGAAGAGAAGGAAACAAACGGGTCTTCAATTTTTCCCCTTTATTGTGTTTCATCTCCTCAATAATGGCATGGACTGCAGAACGGCCGGCTACAGATTCAGGCTGATCGGAACTGACCAACTGGATATGATGCCCATCACGAAAAACAACGGAATGCTTGGGGTATGAGATTGGATAACGCGGTCTGCGGAAATGTGATGGCAGTTTAGCTTCGCCAACCACATAATCAATACCATACTCAAGCATCGGACGGACTTTCCCGCCGACTGTTACTTCCTTGGAGAAATAGGCTTGTAGATTGGGCCATACATTGGTCATCAAAGCAACGTAGGTTTTATGCACTAAGAAAGATAGTTCTCCCGGCATGTCATTGGCCACACGAATAATTCGCGGGCCGGTAATACCCTCCGTTTTTCCACCGGCACGTGCCACCTCTGCAAATACATTGTTTGAATCGATTACATTTACCAATATCTGCATTTGGTTCATGTAGTAGCGCTCAAAGCTGTTGTTATATTCTGTTTCCATATCGGATTGTTTTATTCTTCGTTTAGCTCCTCATATTCCGCTTCCTGAATATCAGCGTCACGTAGAAGGCGTTTCTTTTCCACCTTTTCAATAGGCAGGCTATCAATAAGATTAAGGTAGAAGCCTTTATTATGTTTGGCAGCAATTTCCTTTAGTGAGGCTTTGCTGTATCCTAGATCTTCCGGAGTGAGTTCTGGTGAAATGAGAAAGACGATGCCAAGGTTACGGTCAGCTTCGGCAATTTCGGAAGCCCGACGGCGGCATTCTAAAGCGGCAGCATAACATTTTCCCTGGTTCTTGTAGTCTCCGGCAGCTGCACATAATTTGGCAAGGTCTTCATACTTATCGGCGTAGTTAGACTCCCACACTTTGATAGATACATTATTGTCTATATTAAAATAATTGATAGCTGCATAAATACGAGCCTTGCAAGTCCGTTCATCCACATTGATGTGTTGTTGGGCATTAATGCGCTGGCGTAGCTGTTTAGCTGCACGAGTTATGTTGCGTTCATATTCGTAAATCTCAGCAGCCCATTGGAGCTGTTTCAAAAAGACTTGTACTTCAGCCGGAATACCATCACATTTCCCGGTAGTGAGAAAAGCTGATATCAGGTCAGGATGTATCTTATCAAGAGCGTCAAGTTGTGTCATATTCCAAAAAGTTTATTTCTTAAGTCCTTTACAATCCGTTCTTGCTTCCGGGTTTCCAGTGTTTCAATAGCTGACACATCTCCAGTTTCGGCTTTCTTGGCAAGTTCTGCATCAATATTATATTCACCAAGGGCACTACCATTACGGTAAGCATCATAATAGACGTCTCCAGGCATTGCAATGCGAATACCGAGAGCTATTTTTTCTTTTCCACGTAATCCAAGCAAATTACAAATGCGTTCGGGAGAATATCCCAGTGCGCCAAATGTGCGCACTTGAGATACATATTCATCTCCTAACAAGGTGATCTTATCAACATCAGAAGTAGGTGCAAATTCTTTTTTCATGACAGTATGGATTGAGTATCTTCAATAGACTGAAGTTTTCCTTGTCTGATAAGCTGAATAGGCTGTTCCGGAAACATAGCACGATATCTATGTATAGTGGCGGTAACATAACGCGGATCAATCTCCATTGCATAACATATACGGTCAATCTGCTGACAAGCCATGAGAGTCGACCCAGATCCTGAGAAAAAATCTACCACGACCTGACCTGAAGTACTGGAGTTTGATATCGGATAAGCCATAAGAGCAATCGGCTTCATTGTCGGATGGATAGCATTGCGCTGAGGTTTGTCGAAATTCCAAACAGTGGTTTGTTTACGATCAGAGTTCCATTGATGTCCGGCACCTGGTTTCCAACCATAAAGACATGGTTCATGTTGCCATTGGTAATCTTGCCGTCCCATGACCATAGAATTCTTCACCCATATACAACATTGTGCGATTTTAAAACCGGCTTTACGAAGCGATGCACGAAAATTTTCCCCTTCACTATCTGCATGGAAAATATAATAAGATCCCCCTGGTTTAAGTACTTCATACATAACTGAAAACACTTGCTTAAGGAATGTGGCAAACAAATCGTTCTCCATAGAATCATTTTGAATAGTAAGTTCCGCTTCTGTACCCCCTTCGTAATTTACATTATACGGTGGATCCGTAACACATAAATCTGCACGCTGCCCATTCATCAGGGTAGTGACATCAGATTTAGAACGGCAATCTCCACACATTAAACGGTGATTTCCAAGTAACCAAACATCTCCCGGCTGGGCGAAAATCCCTGTGGTGTCTTCTGATGACGGAATAGCAAAATCGACATCATCTTCCATAATACTGTCTGATTCATGTTCTTGGGCAAACAAAGGTGATACCCCAAAGTCCATAGTCTTCACTTCATAGCCAAGATTAAATCGTTGAAGTGTATCGGAGTCAATATTATATTTCTTGAATAAAAGCGTATCCGGATTTTTAATGGCAAATTCAGAATTATAAGCTGCAATTTCTTCTACAGCTTCTTTCTTGTCTGCTGCAAAGATGGGTTCATAAGGAATTTCCGGGATTGTAAATCCGGACTTACGCAATGCGAGCAGTGCTTTCCGCCTCTGATGGGCATCGATAATCCAGAGCTTGCCATCCGGATCCTGCCAGGCTTTGAATGCATACTTGAAACCGCGTGTAATGATGAGCATCTGCAGTTTCGATAACTTATCAGGATCAGATTTCTTGAAATCTTCCTGAAGCTCTAAGAACGAATCCAGCGGGGCAGTAGGTAAACCGCCCAAATTAAACACTTCTATTAGCTTTTCCATTTTACTTTTGAATTTGAAAATCTTGTAATATTGTTTTAAACAAGGCTTCTCGCTCGCGATGACGACGGAGATTTTCCCTATCTTGAGTACGTCGGCCTATACGGTCGGACCTTTTCAAATAAGACTCGTATCTGCGAATGTTATCCGTTACATTCTTATGTAAACGCAAGAACTCTTGCGTATCCGTTTTCAATAGCTTTTCCAATTGTGCTCTCTCTGACTGGTGAGCTATAAGTGGATGAATATAGAGAAACTTCCCAGTGTCGTTGAACGATTGCAGCTCATCGAATGCCTGCAGATTCCGGATACGAAGTTCTACCATGTCCATGATATCACGCTTCGTCGGTTTCTTATCCAAACATTCGTCGAGCTGCTTCATTTGTTTCCATGTAACAACACGATCATTATAAATGAGTGTTGCTATTTGGACTTGCGGGTCGAAGAGGTTGTCCCAGTCGATTTGCGGGTACTCTTCTTGCTTTTGGATTTTACGGGAGCTTGAGACTTCTCTTTTTTTTTCTCTTCCTCCAAAGCTTCTTCAGCTACCTCGGCGCGTGCTTCAGCTTCTTCTTTTGCTTCCTCAGCTTCCTCAAAGTTGGCTTCTGCTTCCTCAGCTCTTTCAATAGCTTCCTCTAATTGTTGCTGTAGTTCACCTTCTCCGTTTTGAGGAGTGTCACCGACACTGTCGGTAACCGTTACTGGTTGTTCGTGTTCCTCTACCTTGGAAGAATCAATTGGAGTTCCAGCTGTTTGAACTGGAGGAGTCTGACTATCAACCGTAGTAGTTGTTTGAGCAGTAACATCAACTGTGGAAGGATCAATTGGAGTTTCAGTTGTTTGAACTGGAGAAGTCTGACTATCAACTGTAGTAGTTGCTTGAACAGTAACATCAACTGTGGAAGGATCTACAGTCATTGTTTCAGTATTCATCTTAGAACGGCGGAACTCACGAATTTCTTCACGCGTGGAATAATCCAACAAGCTGTAAAGAATATCATTAGCATATCGTTTAGAATTCCGGGAATAGGTAGAGATTATCGGAAGATTAGGTTGCTTTTGTATGAGCAATTCAAGGTCATATTTCGCGGCATCCGGATTAAGGAGCGCATTGAAATGCTTCTTTTTTTCTTTAAAACTGTACATAATGAAAAGATTTATATCTTACAAGCTAACACACTAAAAATTAACGTAGTATGTCAGCTTGCAAGAATGGTTCTTATTAAGCTGTCTGGACACGACTTCCCTCAACTTCAATAAGGGTGGAGGGATCCAATACCTGGAAAGTAATGGAAGAACCTGATTTAGCAGTCCATGTTGCACCGTCAATCAGAATGAATGCACTGCTTTCCGCAATAGTAGCAGCTTTATCCGTACCTGTACCCTCAAGAGTGATATAACGTCCTTTATCATTTGCCGTCAACCCGTCAACTGTGGAAATGGTATAAGTTGCTTCACTTCCATCAGGAATTGCATAACGATTATTGGCCGGCTTAATCGTCAGTTTAGTAGCATCCGCTGCGTGCGAAGCTGCCGGCACTCTAATAATATCACCGACATACTTGTAATACTGGTCAATGCTGGTACGTTTAAAGGTGAAGGTTATATAACGTCCATCTTTGTCATTTTTAGCTTCGAAAGATGATAATACCATCGGACGGTCATAATTGCCAAGGATATACCACTGTGTTTCACCGACCTCTTTGAAAATTATAATAAACTTACCACCTGCATGCTGCTCTACAAAGTCAAGTAACTGGTCACGCATACCACCCATGATAATGACGAAGTTATTTTCTCCACTGGTCGTGATATCGCCTTTTTCACCCGTAGCCGTAAATGTAGGAATGTCATGCGCTATGAAGTATTTCATATATTGTCCTTCTTTCATCGGAATCGTGCTAATTTCCCTATTCGCGTTGGGCAGAGGAAACGCTACATCCGGATTTACCTGATCAATATCAACCAAATAGACCTTATAGGCTATGTTAGAGCCATGGGTCTTACGGTCGGATACATCATCAACGTCACCTATAGCCATCAATGCAGCCATCGTTGTACCGGAGAAGCCTGTAATTCCCAATGTAGAATCAGGTTCAAGAATCATACCGACAACAAATACCAGTGCGATGAGTGTCATCAGTGAGAGAAAAAAGCGGAGTTGTATTCTACGAGCCGCCTTGTTTCCTTTAAGAAAAGGATCTGAAATTTTTATTGCTTTCATATCAACAATTAAATTAGTTAGTTTTGAATAAATAAAAAGGGCGGGCTATCTTTACCCGCCCCATGTCACCTAAAAACAAACAGATTACCTTATACCGGAATTATCTGACACCGGGAACATTAGGCTGCAATTCAGCATTGACCTTACGTACGCCGCCTACCTGCCGTTCCAGTTCCAGGAAATTCCCCTTACTGTTCAGGATTACCATAATGTAATCACCGACTTTGGTCGGAGTATAAGCAGCTGTGATATCTGCAAATTTTCCCGTCTTGGCAATAGTAGTAGCATTATCCGTATCGCCACATTCGATAATATATGCCACTCCTGCCTTGGCATTGGTAATATCAGTTATGGCTTTAGCCGCAGTATTGGCTGTGGTTACTTGCCAGAAACCTTTTGATGCGTCCATAGTAGTTGCATCCGCTGCCATATCTACAGCCGGTTTGTTCATGAAGATCTGCTGCCATTCATAGTTATTGGCTTTCAGTTTATCCAAACTGTCGAAACGACGGCCGGTAAAGGATGCAGAACAACCTTCTTTCCAAGTGGACCAGGCTTTGACAAGTTCCATGTCTTCCTTATACTTGATGGAGAGCATTTCACCCGGTACATATTCCAAGAACTGAAGGTTGCCGGGGATATCCATGAACATGAACGGGAGCTGTCCCAGGTAAGGTAGCCACACGATACGCATATTAGTGTCAGGAACTATGTGCAGATAACTGTTCGGGCCGGTGAAGTCTATATCCTTGCCATACTTGGTGCGGATATTCTTAATCCACCAAGGCTGATGCATCTTATTAAGGTAAAGAACATGGTTATCCAAATCCATATCTTCCGTACAAGAAGCTGTAACGTCACCGAGAAACTCCTGAACGGCGTCCAGCATATCAGAAGCCGTATAAGAACGGTACTCTTCATTATCATGAGACAGGATCTTGAATTCATGCATGTAGCGGATAAGCGTGTAAATAATACCTGTACCCGCATTGAGATAACTGCCGGCAACACCGGTTTCCGGTTTCACATAAATACCGCGCATACGACGTTTATTCTGTTCTACCTGGGCAGTCTCCAAAGAGTTCAAAATACAGAACTCTATCATATTCCACTTGATAGGATCCGAACCTTCCTTATTCAGATAGGCAATGTACATGCGTTCCAACTCTTTCATTGGACCAAACTTGAGTTTGATCATGGCATCATCTACATGCCCCATCTCGTTTTCAAGTTTCATGTCACCTTTCCAGATATCACCTTGCTGATAAGCCTGAGAAACTTCTGAGAAGAAAGCGTTGAATACGAGGTCATGATCTTGGATACCGTAACGTACCGGGAAATATTGCGTGAGATCGCGTTTCGCGAGTACACGAGCAATCAAAGCATCTTGACGGAGTACTACATGTTGGTTACCTACACCTGCTGTATTAACACCTTCATAATCCGTAGCAAATTCACCAGCAGCCAAGCGCTTGGCGTCGAGCATACCGTTAGCGTGCAGGTAAGCATAACGCTTCTGCAAGGAACGGGAGAAAGCAACAGCTTGTTTGCGGAACGATGCACCTTCAGTCTCTTCATCCCAAGCTCCCAAAGAAGCAGCTGCCGAAGGATTGAGGGTGATTTTGTTCCAGCGTTCGCTCATTGCGAACATCGGACTTTCAATACCAAAAAGGAACTGAGAACGGTCGGCGGGACCGGTAAAGGAAACAGTAGAAGCGATAACCGTATGTGCCGGAACATCATCGGCAGCGCGGTTATTCATACTGTTTACCAAGCCTTGTACGGCAGTAGCAAGTTGCACAAGACCTTCACCTGTGATAGGCTGATGGCTTGCTGTCTGGGCTGCTGTAGTTCCAGCTCCATTATTTTCAGTTCCCGGTTCCTCTGTAGCAGAGGATTGCATAGGATTGATAATACCGTCAAGTATCGTTTGTACTTGGGTTATCTGTTCAGGAGAAATTACATTTGCCTGCTGTTCCACATGGTATGCAGCCAGATCATCTTGTAAAGTAGCTTGATACTCCTTCTCGTAGGAGTTCACAATCTGTGCCCACTCCTCATGGGTGAGCTGATTGGCTTTTGCTTTATCCCACAATTTCAACTTTTGCAGGACAGTTTGAAGTTTTTCTTTAAAATTCATGATGAATTGAGATTAAGTTATAAATAGTTGAGAGCACTTTTCTTTATTTTCTCCAATTCGGAATATCCATTACCGAGTTCTACCGCTTTGGCAATGACCTCAATAAAAGTCATGGATGCGTCAATAAGCCCTTTTTCGATAGCCTGCGGTGTACTGAATGTTTCGCCACGAAATACAGGATCGTCTTCGGGCAGGTTACTTAATTGTGGACGTTCCGCCAAAACGGCAGAAAGGAACTGCTCATTGAGCGGATCCAGGTCTTCTTTTATATACTGTTCAGGTTTGCCATTTAACAGGTCCTCACTTTTCTTGTTTTTCAGATCGGATTTTGAAGCACGAGCCACGATACGCTTAATACCCATTTTCTCGAACCAGCCATCGTAGTTGAAGGCTTCAAGCATAGTACCGATACAACCAATCGTATCGTTGGATGTAAGTGAAGCGATAAAAGAGGAGTGGCAAGTAATGTAATAGCAAGCAGAACAATTGTACTGTTCCACTAAAGTAACAATAGGCTTGTTTAACGAACGCATCGTTTCACTAAGCCGGTCAAGATACCAGGCTTCACCACCCGGAGAGTTAACATGCAGCAAATGGCATGTTATAGCAGGATTTGCTTCCGCTTCCAGCAAATCATATTCAAACTGTTTACTGGAAAAGTACCAACGACAATCCGCAGTAATAAATCCCCAAATACGATGATAAGCAATACTTCCTTCCGGCAGATCCTCAGAGGAAAAGTTATCAGTGATTGTTATACCTTGAAGTTCCGAACGGGCTACTATATTTTTCAAAAGAAGAGAGAGAGCTTTCTGTGATGTCTCTTTATAGGTAGGCGGATCATCATCGAAAAAGAAAGAGGTTGGCTGCTGGTCATCAGCAGTGACTAAAGGAAAAGCCTCCATCATGGCAGAAGCAAAACCTTCTGCCGTAATAAGAAGCTGATGAGGATTTAATGTAAGAAGCTGACGTAGATAAGTTCTGTTCATTGCATATCTTTTCAGCGAAGATAGGCAGCATTCAGAACAGGGTGAAGGACGCTATAGGAACGGGGATTTAAGCATTTTACACTCTATTTTCAGTGTCGCTGAATTTAAATTGGGAGAAATAGCTACGATAGCCGGTAGTTTGTTGTCTCCAATTTGGATATTTCGATGCCTTGTGTCTGTGAATTCAACAATAGCAAATCTTCCTGGCAAGAAGTCGGTTATCACATTCTCCGGCGGAAGGTCTATAGTGATATCTTTATTGCAATTAAAACAACGACCTGCAGCTGATGATTCCGATATTGGAGAAAAAGTAAACTCATCAGCTGTAAAATGGTAGATATCCTGACGCATTTTATTGACAGGACGTACTTTGATTTGGATAGAAAGTTCTCTCATAATAGATAATATATATTTGATATTCAACAAGTTCGCCACGCATTGGACGTTTTTACCGCCATTTTGAGACAAAAAGCATAGTTTGGTCGGTGATTTTTTTAGCTGCTTTTTAACTTCTTTTTATATTCCCGACGTTTTTTCCGCTTCCTTATATTATCCCTCCAGCGATAGAAGTTTTTAAGGAGTGCATCCTCCGTAATACTATCAATGCAATAAGAACACAAGAAATTATGGACGATATCAATATTATTCAGTTCATGCCCGTTCTGATCGTTTTCGTCCATCGCGGTATGGAGCTCTCGATTAAACATACGGCGTACCTCATTCTCTATGATCTTGACTGAACGGGGAGATAGATAGTTATATACCTGTGGATCCTTTCCAATTCGTCTATCAGGTAAAATCAGAGTCAAATTACCTTCATCAATAGGAGACTGGTTCTGATGCCTTCGCGCCATTAATGACCAAACAACATGGTATAAATCCGTATTGTCAGGAATACGGAAAGGTTCATTTGCGCCATTATTATATTTTCCACGCAAATATTCAGCAAGGTAAGGTGTGATTGTAATGCTTGTTGTAATCATGATTATTAACTCTGAAAATATTTTTGAAATCGTTTTTTATTTATTTCTGCTTCCAACCGTCCAACAGTCCAACACATATATTAAAGTTACTGATTTTTATTTAGTTACACAAATTTAATGACTATAAAATACCGTTGGATACCGTCCAACATGTCCAACAAACCGCATTTTTTACATTTTTTGTTGGATTTACCCTGTTGGATGGTTGAAAATCTCAAATCCAACATGTCCAACACCGTCCAACAAAACAACACCTCTGTAGTATATATATATGATTTAAAAAGAAAATATATACTACTATACAACTGCGAGTTACGTTTTGAAATATTTTTTCTTGTTGGACTGTTGGACTGTTGGACACTACTTTTGAAATATTTTCTTTTCAAAACTCTCTCTCTTTTGCTTTTCTTTTTATTCCAGGGGGTACGGGGGATTGAATGATAGGAAACAAGAGTATATCGATTAATATGAAGTGCGAAATTTGTCCGCAAATCAGAATGTAAAAAAGCAATTACTCCCGATGGGGTTGCCACCGGGAGTGAAATGGAAGATTGATTGAGAAAGTTAAAGTCAGGAAAAATAAGCCGGTAGTACCATGGCATCTGGATAACGATTGATGAACGAAAGCATATTCCGTTCACGTTTCTGTTCTCGGCACCTCTTATGATAGGCATGTTTTCTCCGGTAACGTTCCAGTAAATCGGCCAGCAAGTGCTCATAATCTTCAGCACCGACCGTATAGTAAATGCCACAGATGTTGAACACACCAGTGATGGCAACACCGTTTTTACGACGCTTGCCAAGAATGCGGATGGAGAAGTCTTGCAGGTCGATACCCATGGAGTGGAAATAGTCGTAAGGGTTGACCGTAGAGAAATTGATACCCGTTTCGTGGGCGGACGTTCCGAAGCTGTTGGTAGCAGCGGTGGAAACTTTTGCATTGTCAGACATAACAATAAGTTTTTAAAATGAAAGTATCCGTGCCTTTCCCGCTGTCTATCACATCTACCAAATGCTGTGGGCGCATTAACGCTCCACGCGGGGGTACACGGATACCATATATGGTACATAATATGTCCGGGCATAAAAAATGCCTGCACCGAAAATGCAAGCTCGCTGCCCGCATTTGATAGAATATGTATGATAGACATTGCAAACATAGTGATTATTTTTGGATTGTGCGGCATTTTACCCGGGGATTTTTATTCTTCGCTCACTTCTTCAGTTGAAAACGGTAGATTCAACTGGCGGTTGTTCGCCCTCCAGTCCTCGATGGTGAGCTTCATCACCTGATTCAACTCAGACTTAGCCTCATTCATCAACTTCTGTGCATCCTTGAAGCGGCGCTGGCACTCTTGGTACTCGGTCACTTTCTTCTCCATAACCTCCTGCTTTTGTTTGAGGAAGGTTTGCGGCTCGGTGAAGTGCTCGAACAATACTTTGTAGCACTCCGTCTGATAACGCAGGACGGACTCTCTGGCATTTTCGTTGACTTTGGATGTGTCGATGGAGAAGAGCCAGCCGAAGATGTACATGTAAGGAATGGCATACATCTCATACGTCTTTCCATCCTTTCCAGTTGCGTGTATGATACACGCAACTGAACTGAGTATTTCATTCCGTTCGATGCGTTGTTTTTGGCCGTTTGCATCAATGCCCAGTGCCTCGCATATCGGGCGGATGGGTACCAGTTGTTCGTCACTCGTAGATACTATATCTACATTGTTCACTCTTGCGATAATCTTTGTTTTCATAATCTGTTCGTTTTAAAAGTTGGCAATCTTTTGGTTCTTATTCTCCGGTGACCTCTTCCGTTTCCCCAGCCATTTCTTCTACGGAGAACATGGATTTGAAATTACTTATTCTCTCTTTCTTACGTAAATCAAGTAGCCTTCTTTCTTTTTGCTCCGCTTTCTTGAGTTCCTCTATCTCTTTCTGTATGGGATGATCGGCCAGGAACTGCTCCTTCTGGGATATTTGGGTTTGTATCCGGGCTATCTCTTTCAAGTTCTTTTCGTCTTCAGCATACGAGCCAAAAAGTATTTTGTCAATAGTAGAATAAACCCAAATCTCAAAATCAGGATTGAGCCAGGAAGCAAACTTGAGCGCCAATATCCGATGCATGAAGGTACCGCTCTTCTGATTAGAACGGTATAAATCAGACTGTGAAAAAACCTTTAAATAATCGGAATTCCGACTATTTAAACATGCATTAACAAATTGTTTGGTTGATTCGTTTTCCATAAAATGGGCGATGTTCTTACCGAACACTTTCGCCATTTGGGTTGCATTGACCATCACATTCTTGTCGTTGATTTCAAAACCAACTGTCTTTCCGTTGTATTCAAATTCTTTTGTTTCCATTGTTGTTTTTAGGTTTATAATAAAAATCAGAAATCAATGTCTTGCGGAGCATGGCTTGCATCGATAGGGTCATTATCAGAGTTCGGATTGGGTATTCTATCATCAGAACTGCGTTGCAAATCAATCCCATACAGTTCCTGGAATATTTCATAATTGATTGCAATACAACTTGAGTTAGTAAATCGTTTCTCAACCTTTCGGACCATATCGTTATTGAGCTTGACATCAATGCCTGTTTCGTTAGGCATATCTTCTTCAAATCCACCTCGTGGTACTTCTACCACTTCATACCAATTGAACCGCCGGGCATGTACTGAACCTATATAACTGGGATGTGAACGCAGGTTCTGCTCAATAGTGGATTGAGTGGATTCTTCCTGATTGTACGAGGACCTGGCATACTGTGTATATATTGTACTGACACGTAAGAATAAGACCCTGTTGCCTGTAGGGATAGGCATTTCCTTCTTTTCACCACCTGGCAATTTGATGGTTATGCGCTCCGGAGTATCAATAGCGAAGTCTCTACCTTCTTTGATTGCCTTCGTATCAATCATTACGTCCATTGCCTTAAAGAAAGTGGCCAGTTTATCTGTTTTAGATATCAATTCCACCTGGAACTTAATTTTGTTTTTAGCGATTTGAAAAAACTCATCGTATGTAAATGGGAGATTTAGACCTGTGTAATCCTGAATAAGCCTACAGGTTGCCAAGAATAATGAAGCAGTTTTCATAAGACGGTCTATCTCTCCGGCGTTAACCAGGGCTTCCTTCAGTTCATCGTAAGCCTTTTGTTTGAGTGCCCGGAAATGCTGCATCACCAGTGGTCGCAGCTGAAGAACTTCAAATAGTACATTTGAAAGACCGATTTTGGAAGGATCCTCTATATCCTTGAGCTTATTGAAAAGCTCGACTTCTTCCTGTGTACGATTTTTTGGTTTCGGCACTTCGCAAACAATGATACGGGACATCAGGGCATTGTCATCGCGCTGGGGTGTTTCCTGGCCGCAAATAATAACCGGTGCATATACCTTGTCGTTTTCAATTTCTTTCCCGGAAGTACCCTTTCTTTTTTGCCGGCCGTCACCGTCGTAAACAATGCCTTTCAACGCCTGGAACTTTGTATCTGATATATCTTTATTGTTATATTCATCAAGGACAACCGGGACATCCCGGAACGTGCTCATCAATGTGGACATGGCAGCATCGGTACCGATGTTCAGGTTGAAAATGGGCACCTTGGGCGAGATGAACAGTGAGCGTATCGATATCGCGATCTGCGTCTTTCCGGAAGACATCGGTCCCATGAAGAACGGTGCTGTAAACAAGCGGTCTATACAGTGTATATTACTTCTGAAAGCGCACATTATTGCAAAGAGAATAGCCCATTTTCCATTGTCGTTAATCTTGTACACGCAATTCATCAGTGAAGCCCATTCTTCAAAAGTACAGCGCTTGTCTGCAGGAATTTCTTTGTAAATGAGTTGTGAAATCAGTTCGTATTTGTCAGACTGCCGGCCGGAACCGGCATAAATGGTGGAGAATGCCGGCAAATAATAGTTTTTTGCGTTATGAGTGACAACTCCAAGTTCGTTGACCGGATCGAAACGCGGCGTACCATCAACAACATGAAATATACCGTTGGCAAAAGCAAAGAACTGCTGGTCTTCTTGACGGGAAAAACCGTCGGTCTGTTGGTTGCCATAAGTAGCAATTTCAGTACACATGACATAGTGACGACTCATATATTCACGTATTTTTGTCCAATGTTTTTCTTCACCATTGGTAAAGTTTACCGCATCGAGGTTAAGCAACTTTTCTTCAATGGTACTCTTCTTTGCGAGGGTTTTGGATTGAACCTCTATATACAACGGGGTCTTGTAATAGCGACGGTTTATCTTGAGTACCCGCTTGTTTTCCTCATCGTTGTCTGAATAGATGTGCAGCAAGGGAATCATGTAGAAATCGCCCACCATGGTATGGCCGGACTTCTCATTCTTGAAGAGGTAGCACACCGGCTCTCCCTGCTTGTTCAGTTTGGGATAATAGTTGCATTGCTTGAACATTTGCATGTATTCGGGATTGTCCTGGACATAGCGTGGCAGTTCGTCGGGGTCGTAGTTCTCGTCTTCGTAGTCGTCGTCGGTGCGTTGCGCGTTGATTGCCATGCGGGACTTCCGTTTGGCAAGGTATGGCTTCAGGATTTCAGTAAGTGCCTGCTTCGTTAGTCCGAGACAACCGTAGAAAAAGGCAAAGTTGATGATACGTACAGAATCATCGGCGTAGCTGATTACTTCCGCGCAACGCTCAACATAAGGCGAGCGTTCGCCATTGAAAGTTTTAAAGAACTCTTTGTGTAGATAAATATAGTATTTGGCAAAGTTCCAGCTTTCAATACTGTTTTCATTTTCTTCGGAATATTCATCATCCTCCTCATTTTCTTCGTCATTATCTGAAGGATGTTTTTCAACAGATACCGTTATCGCTGTTATCCCTGCCCGGTACATAGACACAAGGGCGGCCAAATAGTGGGACTCCTTGCCATCTTTAAAAATATTCAATCCGTCACATTCTGTAGTGAATAGTTGCCCGGACTGACGAAGCTGTATAATATCACTCTGCATGGGAACCTCATGTACATAAACAATAGGCGTATCCCCATAAAGAGTGATAAATTCTTGATAGTCCTGTGTTAAAATAATAGGTTCACTACCGGAACGTACATCCTTCAGTATTTCAAGTCCATAAATACCCGGACTCATCTGGCTCTTTTCTTTGACATTGGCGGTTCTTTTGCTTTGAAGGAGATTATTGATTACCCGACAAATGACTTCCGTATTCGTATCAAATTGTCTGGCCGCAGTTTCTATACATTTCAAGCGGAGAGTTTCAGAAGGTATAGCTGCCAATAACCTGCAAATCTGTTGTATAGCTTCCTCCTCTTTGTTAGGATCCTCTCCAGGATTGCTACCCCGCAGCAATGGTGCAAAATATCCTACGAAATTGATGGTATGGTTCATTAGCCATTGCCCGGTATCCGCTTTCAGTTGTTGTGCCAGATCATCCGGATCTGTACCCATCTGCAATGCAACAGCACTTACTTGAAAGCCGGCAGAAAGAAACGTTTCGCAATGTTTAAGTGAAGCTTTGATTCCTGCTACATCGGAATCGTACATAAGGGTAACCTTTTTTGTAAAACGGCATATAAGCTGAACCTGTTCCGGGGTTAGGGCAGTGCCGCCACCTGCAATGACGTTACATACCCCTGCCTTATGCATCGAAGTGACATCAAACTGTCCTTCTACTAAGTAAACATTGTCGTATCGGGCAATGGCAGATTTTGCTTGGTATAATCCAAAAAGATGTAATCCTTTTCTGAAGAGTGGGGTATCACCTGTATTAACATATTTGCCGGCTTTTTCTTGGGGTATCACATAACGCCCGGAATAGCCTATGATATTCCCTTTTAAATCGAAATACGGGAACATAACCCTGTCTCGAAAAACGTCATAGACGTATCCCTTATCCGTTTCTGCCAATATGCCAACCTCAATAAGCCTTTGTTTGGAAAAGCCAGCAGACAGAAGCTCGTCTTTAGCCTTATTATTCTGTGGGGCATAACCAATTTGGAAGTCTGCTATAACTTTATCGTCCAAGTTATATCCACGTGAATAAAGGTATGATTGGGCATCCGGCAAGTGTTTCTTAAAGAAAGTGGCAGCTGCTTTCATTGCAATACGTTGCGCTTCACGATCCTTTGCTTTAGCAACCTCATCATCCGACATAACCCGTTCTGGTAATGTTATCCCTGCCCGGTTGGCCAGCCATGTAAGAGCCTCATTGAAAGACATGCCCTCATGATCCTGGACAAACTGGATTACATCCCCGCCTTTTCCACAAACAAAACATTTATAAGTCTGTCGTGAAGGACTAACAGTCATAGACGGGTGCTTATCCGGATGGAACGGACATGTACCTATATAATTGATACCTCTTTTGTGCAGAGAAACGAATTGGCCAATGACATCTACAATTTCATTGGCATCCTTGATTCTTTGCTTTAATTGTTCATCAATCATTGTTTCCCTCCTCAAATATACATAATTGACGTGCCTCAAACGCTTCTTCCAATGTTATGCCAAAATATTTCGACAATGCAATGTATTCGGTCTGAGTTATATTCTTGCGGCCATGGAATAAGTCCCACCAACGCATTTGATTGATACCGACTTCGTGATAGAAAGTACGAGTCGGCATAAAGTTCTCCGGATGCCGGAACTTTATCCTTAGCATTTCCTGCACTATGTTCCGTTTGACCGTTTGGCCACAAACAATATGGTTACGGTGCATATATAGTTTTACAGCCAAAACAGACTTTCCCAGATGTTCAGCCATCTGTTCCAATGTCATCTTATTGACATTATCCCTTACGAAACCGTCTTCGTGAGGTTGCCATCTTCCATTGTTCATAGCTTTCTTTCCTCCATATTTGTGTATAATCATCATTAAATTCGTACTCCGGATGTGTGTTGATATAGCAGCAACAAAACTTGATGAAGAGCTCCTGCTGCTCTGGGATGATAGAGTTGGCAATATCATAATATCTGCCTGTCTTCAGTTTTTCAAGAGCATTATACACTCTTCTTTCAAAATCAAGAAAAGCATCAGTACCCAATTTGGTCAGAAACTCATCTATCCAATCAAGGTTCTCCATACGATATTTTATAAGGCTTTCCATCCGCTTATGATTGGGTTATCCTCTTCTGCTCCTCAAGGCTGCGAAGGGGAAGATCATACTTCCTTTTGCGAATAGAAGAATAGAAAGAAAAACATTGTCCGGCATCATTCCAACGAAATCGTCTCCAATAAATAATGATTTTTCGCTCTCCGGAAATAGTCACTTTTTTAGGTATTGGAACCCGGCCATATATTTTTTGTACAAAGCGTGAATGCTTCTTATGGTAGAATACCCTGTCTAATTTGTATGAGCATACGTGCATTGCCTGCTCAAAGTCTTTTGTATTATACATATCTTTTTTCTTAGTTTATTATTTCAAAAGTTACTTTTACCTTTTTACATCGATAACCTCTTTTATACCATTGTTTCCATGTGAAAGAGCTACCTATACACCATTTTCTAATACACTCGCTTCGGTAGTATTTCTGTGTATTCATCACAATTAAGCCATCCGGATATAGAATGACATACATAATGTCTTCACGCATATTAGTTTCTTGCTATTTTGTTATTAGTTATCTTCTACTGTAACAGATTCTATCTTTTCATGCTGGGAATTGCTGCCTTTCAACAAGTCATATTTTACTCTATCGGCAATCCGATCATTACTGATGGTATTCTTATCCTCGTAATCGTAGGATATGACAATAGTTATCTTCTTCTTTTTCATTTTTCTATTGTTATCCGCCAATTATTTTTCAAAAAACCTTTCAAAAACGTCGCAATTATACTGTCCCTTAGTCAATCTGATAATTTCGGAGATAGTGTATTTTTCTTTCCGGGATGCAAGCACATTTTTCACGAACATCTTTGTACCGGCAGCGCAAGCTCCGGTAATAACACGATACGCTTCAATGGCTTGCGCAAATGTCAGTTCACTTTCAAGTGTCAAGTTCTCATATTTGCTCTTGTCACGGTTGGATATCTTATATATCAAATCGTCCTTAGCCTCTTTCAGAGTGTCACCATGAGACCATTTGCCATATCCGTCCGTAATGAGAAATCTTTCTTCCGTTTCTCCAATTTGGCGAATTTTGTAAACCTTACTTTTGTGGGATATAACCTTAGAGAATATGCCATCCACTTTGATATATTCAAAATTGCGCCACTGGACGAAAGCGGGAACATTACGATTTATATTGCTTATATCAGTGATTCCTGTGCCTCTGATATAAATGTCTCCACCGACAGTTAACCCTTCTGGCAATTGGGTGATGCCTGTGCCTTCCAGGTCAAGATAGCCACCGACAGTTAACCCTTTTGGAAATTGGGTGATGCCTGTGCCTCTGAGGTCAAGATAGCCACCGACAGTTAACCCTTCTGGCAATTGGGTGATGCCTGTGCCTTCCAGATCAAGATTGCCACCGACAGTTAACCCTTCTGGCAATTGGGTGATGCCTGTGTCTCTGAGGTCAAGATTGTCACCGACAGTTAACCCTTCTGGCAATTGGGTGATGCCTGTGCCTTTGAGGTCAAGATTGCCACCGACAGTTAACCCTTCTGGCAATTGGGTGATGCCTGTGCCTCTGAGGTCAAGATAGCCACCGACAGTTAACCCTTCTGGCAATTGGGTGATGCCTGTGTCTCTGAGGTCAAGATAGCCACCGACAGTTAACCCTTCTGGCAATTGGGTGATGCCTGTACCTTCCAGGTCAAGATTGCCACCGTAATGCAATTCCCCATCTTTTACTTCAAGCGTATAGCCTGTTTTGTTTTCAAAGTCTTTAACTGTTTCTGTTTGCATATTATTCATTTTTAAATTGTTACGAATTAAATTGCTTGATAAGTTCTTCGACTGTTGCCTTGTGAGTTTTTGAGTAATCGAATTTAATTAATTGGAAATACTCTTTCAGTTCAAGAAGAGAGTGAATATCACTGATTACCCATTTCTCACCATCAGTAAACCATTGATGAATATCTGAATCATTCCGTAGGGATGCTAATGCAAGAAACAAGTCCTCATTATCTTCACAATTAATGAATCCGGCTAAATCAATTCAATTCACCGAATGATATAATGTTCGTAGATACTCCACAAACACAAGGATATGTAACATTCTCTGGTATTCCAGTTACTTTCTGTAAATGGGTTGTCATTTGTTGCCATCTTCTTATTGTTTATTAAGTTAGTAAATCATCGTGCGGATGCCAGGAATCGAACCTGGTGGACACCATGCACCGCTTTATTTAAGATGGTTAACATGCCAATAGGTTATCATTGCAGGGATGTCTCGTAAATGAAGTCTTGCTTTGATATTTTCGCGATGGCGGTCAACAGTAAATTTGGAAATGGATAGTTCTGCAGCAATTTCATCAGAACGCATATTTCGTACAATGAGCCTGAATACTTCCATTTCTCTCTCACTTAAATTATTGTCTAATTCAGGTTTGCAAACAACTCCCTCTAATGGGCACTCTCCTCGAAGAGGGCATTTGACCTCTTCGAAAATAAAATTGCCATTAATATCAATATCACGATTGTACTGGTCATATTCGCCGAAGTTGCACCGAATGAACCTGTGTACAACACTGTATTCAAAATGCTTTTTATTCATTGTACGAGTAGAATAAAGCTTCATCAATGCTGCATGAGCCTTAGGATATCGATCACTAATAATAGTGAGCATCTCGGAAATAAACTCATAATCATTCTCTTTCAGACGTCGTGCCGGTTCATTGACGGCCTTAATCATGACATCTCCATCTGGAGTATTATAAAATTCGATATTTTGAAACATAGTATGTATCATTTTATAAGGACTTGCATTTGCCCCCCTAAATCTTTAGTTTAGCGGTAGTTCACTGGTTTTGGCTATAACATCTGCCTGTCAGTTCTTCGAAGGGAATAACAAAGTTGTATTGAGTCATTAGCTCGCTAAAACACTTTTCCTCCAATGGCTTGAAAGTATTATTGCGTAGCTTTACATAAAAAGAAGGATATGATACACCACTCTTTTTCAGAAATGCCTCTCTGAATTCTTTTTTGTCCTGTTCGCTCAACGCATCATACTGGTCTTTAAATACCATTTTACTAAGATTTTGTTCCTTTTTCATTATTAGTATGTTTTTTAGTCTTATATTTATACTGCAAACATAAACCAAATTTGAGAAAATCGCAAGAATAATTTGAGATATTATCATTTTTTATTGAAAATATCTCAAGTTGGATTTGAGAGGTTTGTGATAACTTTATAATTATGAATGCAATAGATAATATTAAGAAGATACGTCTTGAAAAAGGTATTCCACAAAAGAAAATTGCGGATGCTTTAAATCTTGATAATGCAGTTATAAGCAATATTGAGAATGGTAAACGTGAACTAAAAGTAAGCGAACTTGAGATTATCGCAAATTGCCTTGAGGTAAGTATCATTGACCTATTTACATATCCTAAAAAATACGTACCTCTTGATAGTATAGATGATGAAATCGCAGCTACTTTGACAATACAACTGAAAAGAGAAAAAAAAGATCAGGTATTGAAATTGGTTTTTGGAGATAATAATCTAGAGATATTAAATAAATAATTATGGAATATCTCGAACAAAAGAAAATTCGATATTATAAACGACAGATATGATATAATAGAAAAATTATTATTCAAATTTAATCAGAAATATCAAGAAGAAATAATAAACAATATTAGACAATAATAGAAGAATATACAGTTATACAGTTTTGTACGCAACGAATTATCAGCACCTTATTGTCAGTAGTGAAACTCCCGCTACCCCGACTGATAAGAATCAAGGAGTTACAGTGAAATGTAGCTCCTTTTTTATTACTCAGATGAAACGATTTAACCGATGATTGATTTAGTAACAAAAAAATACCGTATGAAAACACTTTTATTAGCAGCGACAGTATTAATTATAGCTATGACTGCTTGTAACGAAAAAAAGAGTAAGGTCACCATCATTGGCTCATGGATAATGCCCATTGATGGACAACCAGGCAAGATGCAAGGCATAAGACTGGACGAAGATGGAGAAGCATCTTCTATTAACATGGCTACGTTGGTATACAAATATTGGGAGCAGCAAGGAGATGAACTTTACCTGACAGTAAAGAGCATTGGCAACGGCGTGGAAATAGAAGGGATAGACACTTTAAAAATTGAAAAACTTACAACTGATTCATTAGTTTTAAATTCCAACTACGGCTATACATTACGTTATGCTAAAGAAAAATCAACTAAGCCCTAAACAACTGTTACAGTATTTAGGACTAGTCACTAATCCAAAAGCTTTATTATTTCTTTCTTGCAGCAATAGCCAGCAGCACTCCAAGAACAACGCCTAATATAGCCGCAAACAAAACCCTGACTTCTCCCGGCAACAAGAAAGTTATAGTATGCGCCGGATACCAAAAGAAAGGGATCGTTTTCTTAAAAACAAAGTTCCATTGTGCATCCCAATTAAGATGTGTAATGATGCGCGTCATCGGGATAGGGGTTACAAGGCTACGGAGCGAACCGCCACAATCCAAGATATGCGTATCCGTTATCTTATGAAATGTCATAAACACAGGAGCAAAGATTGTGTTCATAGTGACAGATATAGCCAAAGCAACCCATAGCTTATCCAAGCAGAATTCTCCATTAATTATAGACGAGGCATTTTCCATTCCCATGTATTCCATGAATTGCGGTACACCTTTGGAAAAGACAATCATTGCCATATTAATCCCCATTCCTAAAAGCCCCCATACAACCGCTCGAGGGAGGACACCAAATCCTTTTCTATTATACACTCCTGAACTAATGCGAAGCCCCAGAATTTCGCCCAAAGTGGCAAGCACCCCGAATTTCACAAAACTCATTATCATGCCATGTGCTGCATTGAAAGATTTATACCAATCATAAAGGGCATCGCTTACAAAGAAAGGTAAGAAGATTACGATTAGAGTAAAAACGAAAAGGAAATCTTGTTTTTTCATTCAAATGTTATGCTTTTCATTAATAATAGCAACAAATATACTAAAATAATTTCAAATTCAAAGCAAACAGGTAATTAGAACCAGCAAATTCAAACAAAAGCACTTTTTTACTCTCTACTACAAAAAAGTGGGCTGCCCGGTAACCGGACAGCCCACTTCATATAATTTCTTGCAAATACTCTTCTACTTGATAATACCTAATTCCTTAAAGCATTTTGTGAGCTTTTCAACTGCATAATCCACTTGTTCTTTAGTATGAGTAGCCATTAGCGCCACACGCACCAATGTATCTTGAGGAGCACATGCCGGTGGAATAACCGGATTAATAAAAATACCTTCATCAAAAGCCATCTTTGTCACAACAAATGTCTTTTCCGTATCACGTACATACAAAGGTATAATAGGAGACTCAGTTTCACCGATCTCGAAACCAGCATCACGAAAACTCTTCAAAGCGTAATTAGTGATATCCCACAAACGCTGAATACGCTCCGGTTCTGATTTAATAATGTGAAGAGCCTCACGAGCCGCTGCTGTTGCTGCCGGCGTGCTGCTCGCCTGGAATATATAAGAACGGGCATTATGACGCAACCAATTGATGACATCCTTATCACCGGCAATAAAACCACCTATCGAAGCCAATGATTTGCTGAATGTTCCCATTATCAGGTCAATATCCTCGGTAACTCCGAAATGGTCGCAAACACCGCGACCTTGCTTACCGAATACACCTAAACCATGAGCTTCATCCACATAAATACTGGCATTATATTTCTTCTTCAAACGAACGATTTCCGGCAAGTTGGCCAAATCACCTTCCATTGAGAACACACCGTCTACAACAATCAACTTCACAGCATCCGGTTCACACTTCTGGAGTTCCTTTTCAAGGTCTTCCATGTCGTTGTGCTTGTATTTTAATTGTGTAGCGAAAGAGAGGCGGCGTCCGTCCACGATAGAAGCATGGTCGCGGTCATCGCAGATAATATAATCTCCACGACCTACTACTGCAGGAATGATACCCTCATTTACAGTAAAACCAGTAGAAAAGCAAAGTGCTTCATCTTTCCCTACGAATTCAGCCAATTCCTTTTCCAATTCAACATGTATATCAAGAGTACCGTTCAGAAAACGGGAACCGGCACATCCTGTACCATATTTTTCAGTGGCAGCAATGGAAGCGTCAATGATTCGTTTGTCATATGTCAATCCCATATATGCGTTCGAACCGAACATCAGGACCTTTTTGCCATCCATCGTTACCTCTGTATCCTGATGGCTGTTAATTGTGCGGAAATAGGGATA